TAGGGACACCGCATGCGCGTGGTTCTCCGCCTTTTTGGAGAAGGCGTTGGTCAGCCGCGTGAACCGGCGCTGTTGCATCCGGAGGGTCAGGTTGGACCGCTCGACGTAGGAGGTAGAGACTAACTCCTCATGAATTCGGGGGAAATCTGAAAGTACTAACGGCGGGAGCACCTCTTGCGTTATCGTGTTGTCGAGTTCGTGAGAGACCGAAGGAAAACCGAAAAAACAGACCAAGGCCCTTCCTATGGAGGTTGTCCCGTTCGGCACTGGAATCTACTCAGTTCCGCAAGCCGCCAAGATACTCGAACTTCCCCGCCGGACTATCGCAAGGTGGTTCCGGGGTTACCCGTACCGTCCCTCTCCCGGAGCCCCGAGGCGGTGGAAGGAGCCGGTCGGCAGGACTGAGCGGGACCTTCCGCGAACGAATGGACACCGCGACATGTCCTTCTTGGAGTTCGAGGAGTTGGTGTTTGTCGCCGCTTTCAGCCGAGAGGGGTTACCGCTCCAGAGGATTCGGGCTGCTGCGGAGTGCCTGATAAGCGAATTCGGGGTGGATCGTCCATTCGCCTACAAACGAGTGTTCACAGACGGCCATGATGTGTTCATGGCAATGTCACAAGAGGCGCGAGCACCGAACCTGATTAAGCTGACGAAATCGGAACGTTTGCAGATTCGGCCAGGGCGAATCGACGAACCGTTTGTTAAGGAGCTGGCCTTCAACGAGGAAGGGGTTGCCAATGCATATTTCCCTCGCGGGCCAGCCGTTCCAATCATACTCGACCCCAAGATCGCGTTCGGTGCACCCACTGTCTCGGGTACTAGGATCACCGTCGAAACCATTGCGACGATGGTTCGCGGTTCGTCCGTTGAGGAGGTAGCCAGGGACTACGACCTAAGCATCGCGTCAGTTCAAGCCGCAGTAGAGTACGCAAGCACTTTCTTGCCTGCGTGAAGTTCATTCTTGATGAATGTATTACTGAACCAGTGGCCAGGGCTCTGGAAGCACTTGGCTATGAGGTCGGTTTTGCACCAGAGCTAATAAGTCGAGGCGCTGAGGATGATGACATCTATAGATATGCAGGTGAGTGTGGTGCGTCGGTTCTAAGCCAGGACCGGGAGATCATAACAAGCAAGACGAAACAGGCCGTCCTGCGTGGTGCTAACTGTGGGGTCTTTGTTCTCCGGCGTCCAAGGGCCGACAACAAACGGCTCAAACTAATCCGCATCCTCACGCTCTGGGAGCAACTAGAGCACTACCACCGGGAGGCAAGTCGGCCTTTTGTTTTCGAGTGCCGAAGTACTGGCATCAAGGTGGAGCGGATACTATGACACACTGAGTTCAACCCCTGCGCGTCTCGCCTCCCTTCTGGCCCCGCTTGACCGCCTCGGGATGCTTCTCGGAATCAGATCGCTCCCCAGGTGGCTTGGTCTTGGGGGCCTCCCCGATGGCCTCTTGCATGACCCGGAAGGCAGTCTCGGCCACATCGGGCCGGAGCTTGGGGTTGGCCTTCTTCTTCGCCATGCGTGAAAGGTAACGCCCCCGCGAGGGACGGGGGCGAATGTCACGGCTCAAACTGACCCACTACCCGTCTCGACATTGACGAGCGGGGACGCGGGCGCGGTGATGTGTGGGTCTGGGTGGCAATGGACGCGGAAACGAAGTTGGTTCCTTGTTGGCACATCGGCGGTCGCGACGCCGATGCCGCTTACTTATTCATGGAGGACTTGGCATCGCGTCTCGCGCATCGGGTCCAGTTGACGACCGACGGTCACCGGGCCTATCTCGGGGCCGTCGAGGGGGCCTTCGGCTGGAATCAGATTGACTACGCGATGCTGCAGAAATTGTACGGGCCTTCTCTTGAGGGTGCTCATCGCTATTCACCGCCCGAAGTGATTGCCACGCGGGCCGAGTGGGTCATGGGGAAGCCCGACCTCGCGCATGTCAGCACGAGCTATGTTGAGCGTCAGAATCTCACGATGCGGATGAACATTCGGCGGCTCACCCGCCTGACGAACGGTCACTCCAAGAAGATCGAGAACCACGGGCACGCGATTGCGTTGCACTACATGTACTACAACTTCTGTCGGAAGCACGAGACTCTGACCAGGGCTCGCGGCGGCATTCACTGCACACCCGCGATGGCCGCCGGAGTCACGGACAGGGTATGGAAGGTCTCGGATATCGTCGCTCTGCTTGTTGCGAAGGAGGTCGGGGCTCGGGGGGCGGACTAATTGCCGCCTCCACTGTCTCAATCCCAGTCCCTTGCCTAAGTCTAATTTCCGCCTTAGCTTACACCGCATGCCGAGACGCCGCACAGGTGCCGAAGCACTCCCCGCGGATGGTCTATTCGCCGGAATCGCACCCCCCGAAGCCAGCCTCCGCAACAACAGGCTGTTCTACGGGGACAACATCACGATCATGCGCGAGCTGCCGAGCGCGAGCGTGGACCTGATCTACTTGGACCCCCCTTTCAACAGCCAGCGCACCTACAACCTGATTTACAAGCAATTGACCGGGCTTCCTCTGCCAGAACAGGAAGAGGCGTTCTGTGACGCGTGGGTGATGGACGACGAGAAAGAAGAAATGGCTCGCCAGATGCCCATGATGCTCATTGAGCACGGCGCAGACGATGGGCTAGTGCAGTTCTGGACCGCATGGATTACTGCCCTACGGACCAGCCAGCCCAGGTTGTTGGCCTATCTGGTGTATATGACGTATCGGCTGTTTGAGATGCGGCGAATCCTGAAACCAACTGGGTCCATCTACCTACACTGCGATCCCGCCGCGAGCCACTACATCAAGGTGATGATTGATGGGGTGTTCGGCCACGGCAGCTTCCGAAATGAGGTCATTTGGAAGCGCACGAGCGCGCACAGTAGTGCAAAGCGATATGGTCCAGTGCATGACGTTCTCCTCTACTACACCAAGTCCGACACCTACACCTGGAATCCGATTTATCAGCCCTATGATCCGCAGTATGTGGAGACATTCTTTGAGCAGGAGGATGCTGACGGACGACGATGGAAGCGCATGGATGTGACGGGTGCCGGAACGCGCAACGGGGAGACAGGAAAACCGTGGCGGGGGATCGACGTAACAGCTAAGGGTCGTCATTGGGCCTACCCCCCTACCGAGCTGGACCGCCTCGATGCCGCAGGCATGATTCATTGGCCAGCACGCAAGGGAGGCATGCCTCGTCTCAAGCAGTACCTGGATGGTATGCCCGGTGTGCCGTTGCAGGATATTTGGATTGACATTTCGCCACTACACAACCTCGCAGAAGAACGCCTAGGCTATCCGACACAGAAACCCCTGGCCTTGCTAGAGCGAATCGTGAAGGCATCCAGCAACGAGGGAGATGTAATATTCGACCCGTTCTGTGGATGCGGTACTGCGATCTATGCGGCCCATCTGAACAACCGAACATGGATTGGCTGCGATATCGCGATTCTCTCTGTGCGGATCGTACGCGACGTGCTGCTCAAGCGATACGGATTAGTCGAGGACGAGCACTACAAGATTGATGGCGTGCCGGTCAGCCTGGACGGTGCGAGAGACCTCTTCCAGCGCGATCCCAGACAATTCCAGCATTGGGTTGTGGAGCTGGCAGGAGGCTTCAGCAATAACAAGCACTCGGGAGACCAAGGGGTTGACGGTCGAATCTACTTTGAGACTCAACAGGGTCTAAAGAACATGGTCATCTCTGTGAAGGGGGGACATGTAAATCCTGCTCACGTCCGCGAGCTGGTGGGGACCTTGGCCCATCAGACCGCTACGCAATTGGCAGGCTTTATCTGCATGGAAAAGCCAACCAAGGGGATGGTGCAAGAGGCAGCCAAGGGGGGGATGTTCACGTATCAGGGGGTCCAGTACCCCCGCGTCCAGATTCGGACCGTAGAAGAGTTACTGGATGAACGGAGCTTCGAGACCCCATCCAGGGTAAAAACACTCGGATGGCAGAAACAGACCCACCTAGCCCTTTAAGTCCCCTGGCCGTTGGGTGTTATTTCAAACTGTACCAGTACCGGCGGTTCAGCCGCCTGGACGACGACGACGACGACCTATGACGTGGCGTGGATACGTGGTGCTCGTGGTCCTGGCGATCCTCCTCGGCGCGGGCGGGACCTATGTCGTGCTCGATCGGCGGGGTCAGCGACTGGCCGCCGAGGCGCTCGCTCGCTCCGCGGCGGATAGCGTCCAGATCGCCGACCTCCGGGCCCAGCGTCAGGCGCTTGAGGCATCGGCGCAGGCGGACAGTGCCCGGGCTGACCAGGCCCTCGCGCGGGCGGATCGGTGGCGCCGGGCAGCGACCGATCTGGGGAGCACGGCGCACGAGCTCCGGGCCGCTCTGGACACCGCCACGACGGCGGCGGACTCCCTCCCTCGGTTGGTCGAGGTGGTGATCGCCCAGGACCACCAGATTGCATCGCTCCAGGAAGAGACGGTCTCGCTCCGGGAGGCGTTCGCGGCGCAGCAGCAGGCCGCCGCCACGCTCACCGCCTCGCTCCGGCTCGCCGATTCCGCCTTGACCGTGGCGGGCCGTCAAGTGCGGGCACTGGAGGATGCCGTACGGGCCGCGTCGCGAACGGCGACCCGAGGGGCCGGGCTCCACCTCGGGGTCGGCGCGGGGCTGTGCGCCACAGGACGCCCGTGTGTCGGGCTCATGGTGGTCCGCCCGCTGTTTCGAATCCCACTGACGTGACCCCGCTCGAGCGCCGTCAGCGGCGGCAGATCGAGCGCCTTCGCTGGGAATTAGAGATCGCCATGCGGGATCGACGAGAGGATCGGGTGATGCGGCGGAACGCCGAGCGCCGGGCCATGCGGACCGAACGGCACCAGGCCCGTCTCGAGCGGCGGGTCCGCTGGCTGATCCGGGTGCTCCAGGCCGAGCGGGTGGGGCGTCGGGCGTCGAGCTCCCGCCGGACACGCCGGACACGGCTACAGGATGCGAGTGAGATCCTGGCGCTGCCCGCGCACCAGTGGGAAGCGCACCGGCCGGGCGGGTTTATTCGGTAGGTGTCTCGGATCGGCGGAGCCGTCGGTGCTCACGGCGGTAGCGCTCGATCTCGCTCCGGCGCACGAGCCAGTCCCGCCCGTGGCGTGTGGCGGCCAGCCGCCCGAGGTGGACCTGACGGCGGAGCACACCGGGGCGGAGACCCAGTAGGGTCTCCGCTTCCTTCAGCGTGTGCAGGGGATCGGTCATGGCGTGGCTCTCTTCCGGGCTTCCCGAAGTTGTTTCTTCCGAGACAGGTGACGTAGTCGGGCCACTAGCAACCGGACCCTGTGCTCCTCCTGGTCCACTATGACCCAGAGTCTTTTCTCCTCGGTGTAGTTGTCCTCCGCACAAGCGGCAGCGACGACAGCGGCATAGCGGTGAATCGCGGCCACGATCGGGTTAGTCATGGCGTGGTGTCCCTGGGTGTCATGGCCTGCCACTCGGTTAGGGCCTGGTCGATGTCCTCCTGGGTGAGGTCGCAGTCGGCGTCAGGCCAGCCGGTCCTCGCATGGACCGTCTGCCGGAGGGTGGGGCCTGGTTCAACCACCTCGACCTCGACCTCCGCGCGGCAGTTCGAGCAGGCGACGACGGTGTAGTCAGTCATGTCGTCTCCTCGCACTGAAACTTTGGCACGGGTCAAGCAGGTAGTAGAAATGTTGGAGGAGGAGACTAGTGAAGTGGAGCGAGCCCGGCTCAACCGACCGCGACCAATAGGGTTGGATTGAAGGAACTGGCGTTGCGGGTTATATTTACCTGTAGCAAAACCATCCACCCTAGAGGGGGGAGAACCATGAATGACTAGCATTCGCGTGGGGTACTGGTACAGTTTGAAGTTGCACGGTCTGGGCAGGGTGCCTTAGCTTTGGGATATGCCGAAACTGACGAATGATGCCGTGCATGACCGGGTTAGTGAACCTCTCCCTCGCCTCTATCGGCTTAAGGCTGGCGGTTGGTTGGCGGTGAATGGCGACGGGGACCGCTTCTCTATTGGGGTAGTGGGGGAAACGGCCGATGGCGCCCTCCTCTCTTGGCGAGCCAGGAGAAAGCGTTGGCAGTTGTGGCTGGACGAACCTGAATAAACACGAGTTGTACACGGTTTACGGTATTGACAAACGGCACACGTCGAGCGTCAGAATCTCACGATGCGGATGAACATTCGGCGGCTCACCCGCCTGACGAACGGTCACAGCAAGAAGATCGAGAACCACGGGCACGCGATTGCGTTGCACTACATGTACTATAACTTCTGTCGGAAGCATGAGACCCTGACCGCGGCTCGCGGCGGCATTCACTGCACACCTGCGATGGCCGCCGGAGTCGCGGACAGGGTATGGAAGGTCTCGGATATCGTCGCTCTGCTTATCGCGAAGGAAGCCACCGCATGACGCGACACTCCCCGCTGGTAGATAGCCGCGTCATCTACTGCGGGGATTGCCTCGACCAACTCAAAGCCCTACCGGACGCGTGCGTGGATCTCATCTACATTGATCCGCCGTTCAACTCCAATCGCAACTACGAGGTGTTCTGGGGCGAAACGAAAGAGAAGCGGGCCTTCGAGGACCGCCACGCATCGACCCAGGCGTACATTGACTACATGCGGCCCCGCTGTGTCGAGCTGGCCCGTGTGCTGAAAAAGACCGGCAGTTTCTACTACCACTGCGACTGGCATGCATCACACTATGTCAAGGTGATGCTTGACCAAATCCTTGGAGAAAACAATTTCATTAACGAGGTCGTGTGGAAGCGAAGCACCGCGCATTCGGACAGTAAGCAGGGGAGCAAGCATTACGGACGCCTGCACGATGTCCTACTGTTCTACGCTGGCGGATCGAAGGCTTATACATGGAACCAGCTCTATAGGCCCCTCGATTCGAGCTACATTGAATCGCACTATAGCCGACAAGACGACGAAGGCCGCCCCTTCCAATGGGACAACCTGACCGGGCCGGGCGGAGCAGCGAAAGGAAACCCCTACTATGAGGTACTGGGGGTCAAAGGGTATTGGCGTTACAGCGAGGAGCGCATGGCCCAACTGGTACGCGAGGGTCGTGTAGCAATTCCACCGAAGGGGAAGAAACCTAGGTACAGAAGGTATCTCGACGAATCGAAGGGATTGCCGGTTGGGAGCGTGTGGGACGATATCCCTCCGATCAATTCACAGGCGAAGGAATCGCTAGGCTATCCGACACAAAAACCACTCCCGCTGCTTGAACGAATTATCCAGACGAGCAGCAACAAGAATGACATTGTTCTCGATGCTTTCTGCGGCTGTGGAACCGCGTTGGTCGCAGCACAGACCTTGGAGCGGCAATGGATCGGCATTGATGTCTCTCCGACGGCCTGCCGGGTGATGGCGAAGCGTCTACGCGACGTATGCCACATGCGAGAGGATGAAGCCTTGTGGCGGGCAGGACGCGGGTTTGTCGTCCGTGACTTGCCGTGGAGCGAGGACCAGCTTCGGAAGATTCCACCCTTCGAGTTTGAGAACTGGGCGGTCATCGCCCTGGGTGGCATCCCGAACAAGGTTCAGGTCGGAGATATAGGCATTGATGGTCGGATTTACCCCATCTCCGCGGTGCCTGCCAAGGCATCCGAGAAGGACCCCGCCTTTGACTTCATGGACGTGTGGTATCCGATTCAGGTCAAGCAGAAGGGCAAGGTCGGACGCCCGGACATAGACTCGTTTGAGGCCGTCATGACCCGCGAGGATCGGACCAAGGGCTTTGTTGTGTCGTTCGGCTACTCATCCGATGCCCTGACCGAGATTGACCGCTTCTTCCGCAAGTCAGGGAAGGTCATCATCCCCCTTACGGTGCGGGAGATTCTGGACGAACATCTAGCCGCCAAGCTGGCCTAAGCCTCCTGTGCGCTAAGTACACACTTCCGGGTGTTTCACGTGAAACGCCATAGAAAACGGGACGGCAGACAGCAAGCGGACCTGTGTGTTTTGCAACACCCACCTCGCATAACGCGTCACCGTAAAACACCGCAAACACCTGCAAAAAGTCACACTTGCGCGGCATACGTCGGGTGTATATCGTATGCCCATGACCAACGCCACCCCTACCACGACGACTCAGCGGCGCGCCGTCCGCCTCCCTGATGCCCTGTGGGAGGCCCTAGGCCGCGCTGCCGCCCTCGAAGGCGTGAGGGTCGGTGTCCGCGTGACCCGAGCCGATTTGATCCGTCAGGGGGCCGCACAGCGCGTCAGGGAGGCGGACGAGGCCAGCCGCGCCGACCAGGAGCAACGGTAAAGCGCATGACGACTCCCCATCGCTCGATTCTGACGAGCCTCGTCGCTCTCGGGTTCTGCCTTGGCACACCCCTGGTGGGCCAAAGCATTCCCCAGTCCACGCTGGCCCATCAGGCGAGCAAGGCCGCCTATTCCGCCGCCGCCTACGCCGTACTGCGCGAGGGGCTGGACCTCCCGCGCTTCCCGGCCGCGCTCCTCTCGACCGTGGGGATGCTCGTGGTTGCCAAGGCGGCCATCTACGTCCAGCATCCCGACTGGCTTCAGTCGTGGAGCCCCAAGGACTGGACGCAAGACCTGTTCTGGCACGGACTGCTGGTCGTCCCGCTCGCCCTCGGCCCCCGAGACCACCCGTGGCGCGTCCTCGCCTCTCTGGGCACCGTGGGGGCCGGGGTGATGCTGACCCGCTCGTGGTCTGTGCCCTCGTGGTAAGGCGGATGACCTCCCCGCCTCGCTCGATTGCCCGGCTGGCGCTGGATCAGGCGCGGGCGGCCGCGCCTCCCGCTCCCGGGCGGACACTTCGGATCCGGATTGGCGGCCGCCTGACCAATTGTTGCCCGGATTGTCAAACTGCCCTTCCGGTGAGTGGCGTCTGCCGGACCTGCGACACGCCGCCCGCGCTCAATCCTCACGATCGGGGGGGGCTGTGAGCTCGGTCCGCTCCGACCTCACCCGCCAGCAGATTGACGCCGAACTGCGGGAGGTCGATGGTGTGGCCCGGTGGACCGAGCCGATCTACGGCGGCGAGGTGTCCTGTCGGCTCAATGGCCGCCACCTCGTGAAGGTGTTGCGGGCGCGTCCGGGATACCTGGCCAGTCGGCCCCAGCTCCGGCTGGTGTTGCCAGGGGTGCGCACCGTCAACCCGTCGGCGGAGCGCCGGCTCCAGGTGATCGCATGAGCGACCGAACCATTGCTCTGCCGTGGGACGGGACGGATGAGGCGTTCGCCGCGATCCAGGCCCTGATGCCAGGCGCGTGGCTGCTCGACGATGAGGCCGTCACCGACTATCCGCTGGTGGTCCACCCGGATTCCGGAGAGGTGGCGTTTCCCGGAGACACGGTGGTGATCGATCTGGACTCGGGCAAGGTGACGGTGATCGAGGGGTCCGCGCAGGATGTGTACGAGCGGGAGCGAAGCCGAGCGGGCGCGGACTCCGCCTCGTCGCCGAGCCAGCAACGCTGAGACTGACAAAGCACCACGCCCCAGGCCGACAGCCTGAGGCGGGTGTGAGGACCGGCGCGGTGGACGACCCACCGCAACCGTCGCAGGAAGGATAACAGGAGACCCAATGACTCAACATACTCCCGATCCCGTCACCACCCCGCCTCCCGGTGAGGGGGGCGACTTCTCACCACATCCCGCCGGGGTCTTTGTGGCTCGGTGTGTGGATGTGATCAACCTCGGTCACCGCTTGGACCGCAAATGGGGCAAGATCAACCCCAAGATCGCCCTGGTGTTCCGGACGGGAGCCACGCGGAATGATGGCCAGCCGTTCGATATCGGCCGAGAGCTCACGCTCTCGATGGCCGACAAGGCCAATCTCCGGAAGTTCCTCGAGTCGTGGCGCGGACGAGCCTACACGAGTGCTCAACTGCTGGAAGGCGTTCCACTCCACAAACTGGTGGGACAGCCGGCCATGCTGAACATCGTCCACGGGCAAAGCCAGACGCATCCGGATCGGATGTACGCTCGGATCGACTCGATCATGCCCCCTATGAAGGGCTTTCCCGTGCCGGCGCTGAACGAGTACGAGCGGGCCGAGTATTGGGCCGAACGGCAGAGAGAGTACGCAAACGAATTACTGGTGAACCGGGCAGAACAGGTGGGCACAGAGCACAAGCACCCCGCCGACCAGGGGCGGTCGATGACGCCCACGGAAACGGGCACCGGACCGGGACGCGGGGAAGCGCCCGCGTCGGATCTCGCGGAAGACGACGACTGGGACGACTCACGGCTGGATGATCGGGAAGATGAAGACGACTCCGACGACTCGCTCCCCTTCTGATGAAAGTCGGCGAGATCGATGTGCCCGAGCCCGATGACGACCCCGCTGTCCTGGCTGCGATGTTCGAGGGCTATGCCGCGAATGAGCAGTGGAGGAAAGTGGTGTTGGCAACATGTCGGGAGCTGGTGCGGTCCAGTGCCGCATTGAGCGGACGACGAATCAGTGAGGCGCGGACCGACGACATGGCCAGACAGCACCCCAGCTATCTCCAATTTCTCGAAATGTCTCTAGTGGGAAGGGTGAAATGGGAGAGGGAAGTTCAGAAAGGGGGGATCGGACGCTAATGACTACCCTATACGACCTGACGGCGGAGTGGACGGACCTGAGCGCCGCGCTGACCGAGAGCGCGGGTGAGATCACGGACGAGATCGAGGCGCGGCTCGACGCACTGGGCACCCTCGAGGGCGCAAAGGTCGATAGTTATGCGCTGGTAGTCCGGAGTTTCGAGGCGCACGCCACTGCCTGCCGGGCCGAGGCGACCGCGCTCATCGCCAAAGCCACCGTGGCGGAGAACGCCGCCAAGCGGCTCAAGGCCCGGCTGCTCGACTATCTGACTGCCCGGGGCCTGGAAGAACTGCGCGGCACGATCTGGAAGGCCAAGCGCACAGCCAACGGCGGGAAACAGCCGCTCACGCTGCTGGTCGATCCGGATGATCTCCCACCCGAGTACCAATTGCACAGCGTGACCGCCAATACGGAGATGCTGCGGATTCAGGCGGACGACGACGGGTCGATCGTGTTCAGCGGGCAGCCAGTGGCGCGCCTGGAGCCTCGAGGATTTCACCTCAGATTGAATTAGGAGGGGCGACGTGGAAGACACCCACACTATTGCCAAGCCTCACATCACGAGTGTCCCCGACCTGATCAGGGAGGCGAAGCGGCTGCTCCTGCTCGCCAATCGGGACCGACATGCGCTGCCCGCCGACGGCGAGTTGAGCGCGGCCCGCTATCTGTTGGACCGGGCGCTCGTCTTGTTGGAGTTCGACGCCGCGACGGTCCCGGAACAACCGACCCACGGAGGAGGTGCCCCATGAGCGACACGATCCAGCCCGTCGACCTGCAGGCACCGCTCGCGCTCGGCGAGGACGGCATCCCTGTGGTGGATGGCTCGCCCGCCATCGCCCGTCGGTTGGTTGCGCAATTCGGGACCGATGCGGCGGACGTGGCGCAGCGGTGGGCGGAGACGACGGATCGCCGGGGAAGAGCCTTCGGTGGAGTGCGGAGAGCACGGCATCAAACGCAGATCAACGGGTTCGCTGGACGACGGAAGGCTGCGCGGCTCGCCCGCATTGCCCTGGCCGCGCTCCGGCAGGAGTGCCCGGCCGTCCCCCAAAGGAACTCAAGATATGCGCTGTCCGAGGTGGCCCCATGAGCTGCGCCGCGCCCCGCATCGCGCCCCCGCTGGAGAAGCGAGAACAGATCACCGTGGCTCGCGTGCTCCGGGCGGCCGGGTTCGTCGTTGGCTCGACCAGCCAGACCCGCCGCTCCCGCCAGATGATCGGGCTGCCGGATCTCGTCCTGTTCCACGAAGGACTCAAGCGGGCGGGCTGGTGGGAGTGCAAGCGGTATCAGGTGCGAGGGTATGACCCGGCGCGCCCGGCGACGTGGCGCCCCGAACCGTTGTCCGAGGCCCAGGCGGAAGTGCGGCGCATGTCGTTGGCGTGCGGGCAACTGCACGGATGGGGTGGGCACCGGGAAGCCTGGAGGGCGCTGGTGCAGCTGGGGCTGGCGTCCGGTGGCGCGGATGGGCAGCCGTTCATGCTGAGGCCGCGGCGGTGATGCCATGACCTCACTCAATCAGGAGGATTGATGCACTACCTCATCTGGAGCTTCAAACACGGCGAGTGGTGGCGAGCCAACCGCCAAGGGTACACCCGGCATCTGAGCGAGGCCGGTCGCTATTCGAAGGGCGAGGCGGGCCACATCGTGCTCAACACCGGCATCCCGAACGAGAATGCGGGGATGCCCGAGGTGACCGGTGCGTGGTGGCAGGAGCGGATGAACGAGGCGGCGCATCAGGAGGAGGTAGAAGGTTGAGGCCCAAGCGCAAGGTCGAGGCAGACAATATCCGTACCGAAGGCGGTTGGAAAGCGCATAACCGCCTTCGGGAGGCCACGCCATGAGCCGTCGAGTGCGGCACTTCAGGCAGTTCAGGATGAAGACGCAGGCCGAGACGGCGGCAGCGATTCTACGCCACAAGCAGGGGGCAATGTCACGGGGAGTGGTCGTGACACGCCAGATGGACCCCGAGAAGGCCCTGCGGATTGCCAGGCAACTGCACCGGACACGCGCATGACCTCGCCCCGCAGGTGGCCATCTTCGGAGGAGACTATGAGCGCGGAGACTGGGACGGTGGCGACCTCCAGGGCCTCGGCGTCACGACAGGCGTGCTCGTGAAGGTGACGGTGACCGAGCAGTGTGTCCCGGACGGTGGCTGTATATGTGAAGAGTACGGCTTCCCGACGACCTGCTACCGCCTGAACCCAGCCTTGCGGGAGACCCGGCGCTGATGGGCCGCCCGATGCTGGCCTGCCCTGACCGTCGCAGCCCCAAGCCCGGCTGCCATTGCGCTCACTGCGTTCCCCGGGCGGCGGCCAAGTACCAGGCGTATCTGGCCCGGCGGGTGGCGGCCGGTCTGACGCGCTACCCCCGGTGGAACCGGCAGCCGGTGGCGGCTTCGACCGAGCAGGTCGAGCGGTGGCGCTGCCCGTGCGACCCGTGGCAGGTGCGCAGCGGGAGCCGGTGCCCGGGGTGTGGGAGCCCGCCCCCGTGGGTGGAGGCATGACCCCGTACTACGAGGAGGACGGGATCACGATCTACCACGGGGATTGCCGGGAGATCGTGCCGGGGCTCGGGCGGTGCGACCTCCTGCTTACTGATCCGCCTTACGGCTTAGGCCCCACCGTCTGGGATACCAACACGAAGACGCCGAAGCGGCGGTGGCGCTTGCATCACGATCAAATGGGATGGGATATCGTAACACCAGACATTCTGTGGCTGCTTCCAAAAGCCGCTCACGCAATTATTTGGGGCGGCCACCTGATGCAACTCCCAACAAGTCGAGCGTGGCTCGTCTGGAACAAGATTATTCGCAATTGGTCTAGTGGGGTGTGTGAGTTCGCGTGGACCAATTTGGATTGTCCTGTTGACGCCTTTGACTACTCGCACGGCCAGCTAGCTACTGAGGGCAAGATACATCCGACGCAGAAGCCGCTCCCGTTGATACAGTGGTGTATTAAGAAGGCGGGCAACCCACAGACGATCCTTGACCCGTTCATGGGCTCCGGCACCACGTTGGTGGCCGCCAAGAATCTGGGCCGTTGCGCCATCGGGATCGAGATCGAGGAACGGTACTGCGAGATCGCGGCGGAGCGTCTGAGCCAGGGCGTGCTCGATTTCAGCCCGGCGGTGGAGGCATGAACTGGTGTGCGGGCGGCCTCTTGACCAGCCAAGTATGACCCGATATTATTCCCTGTGATACTCACCCAGTCGAGACCCCATGCTTCCTGAAACTGAAACCGTCGCCGACCAAGAACAAAAGAGCGAGCGGATCACCATCGCGATCACTCCGACCGAACTGGCGGCCCTCGAGGTCGTGTGTCGTGTCCACGGGACGACCTACCCGGGCGTATCGTCCTGTCTCCGGGACTTCTCGTTGCGGGCCGCGGTGGCGTTCGCGGCCCAAGTGCGGCGGGTGGGGCTGGGCCGGGAATGACGCTCTCGAAGCGGCTGCGCTTCGAGATTTTCAAGCGGGATCTGTTCGTGTGCCAATACTGCGGCAAGCGGCCCCCGGATGTCGTGTTGGAGGTGGATCACATCAACCCCAAGTGCGAGGGTGGGACGGACATCATCGCCAACCTGACCACCGCCTGTTTCGACTGTAATCGGGGCAAGGCTGGCAACAGCTTGACCAACACGGCTCCGGCCCTGAACGAGCTGGAGGTCTTGGCCGCGATTCAGGAAATGGCCGAACGCCGGGCCAGTCTGAAACAGCAGGTTGTGGCCACCGAGGCCCTGCGCGAGGCAGAGGACGATGCGATCTCTAGCGTCTGTGGCTGGTGGTGTGAAGCCTTCGGCCCCGACGACGGGTACTTCGAGCTGTCCAGCGTTCGTCGGTTTGTCAAGTTGATGGATCTGGCTGATATCACAAAGGCGATTGACATCACTGCGACCTTCGTCAGCGACAGACACTGGATCTCCGATTCCAACCGATGGCGGTATTTCTGTGGCACTTGCTGGAAGATCATTAAGGGCGCGGGGGTAGCGTAAATGGCCAGAATGCGGATGCTCAAGCCCGAGTTCTTCCGGGACAAGAAGGTTCGGCAGCTGACCCCCACGGCGGCCCTGGTGTTCCAGGCTCTCTGGTGTCTGGCCGATGACGGCGGGGTGGCCCCGGCTGACCCAGAGAGGGTGTTCGGGGAGCTCTTCATCGGCTGGGAACATATCACCCTCCAGAGTGTTACCGGAGCCCTCCGGGAGCTCTCAGGTAGTGGTAGGGTTGTCCTCTACGTGGTCGGCGACGACGCATTCGCGATGATCCCGAGTTGGGGTAAACACCAGAAGCCGAGCCACCCTTCACAATTCAGGTATCCCCGTCCAGCGCAAGGGGTTACAGAAAAGGCTCCTGGAGCCCTCCCGGAGCCCTCCGGTAGCCCTCCTCCTCAGTTATCAGTTAATCAGTTATCAGTTATCAGTTCTCAGGTGGAGGGGGAAGCAGTTTCTTCCTCCTCCTCCACCACCGCGCGCGAGCGTTTGCCGGATGACTACCGACCCGATTACGACGCGCTCCGGCGGGCCAGCCACAGTCCCGAGACCTTGGACCGCGAAGTCCTGGCCCTGACCTCCGGGCGGCATCCCACGATCGACCACCTGACGCCGGAGGACGTGGGCGTGGGGATGCGGGAACTGGTCCTGGCCGGCGCCCCGCAGTCGAAGCTCTCGCGATTCGCCCAGGTGGCTCGGGACCAGCGGCTTCACCCCCGACCCAGCGGTGGACATTTCCGGGCTGGCCACGACGATGACGAGGCGGCCCGGCAACGGCTCTTGGCGAAGTACCCGGAGGAGGCCCGCGCCACGTGATCACCGTCACCCGCCTGGCCATGTTCGACCTCGTGCAGCGGTACGCCGTCGCGTTCGGCTCGCTCGGAAAGTCGGATGTGGTCGCCGATGAGTGGTACCGGCACCTGGGTCACTTTCCCGCGGATGTGCTCCACGCCGCGCTGGACGAGCTGGTCCGTACTGCCGACTCCCACTACCGACCCCGGCTCGCCACGCTGCGGCAGATTGCCTCTCGCCTCACGGCGGAACGGTGTGGACCCGTCGCCACCCCGGACCCCCGGGGCCAGCCGGGAACGGACTTCTGCCGCCAGTGCGGGACGCCGTTCGCCGAGCGTCTGGTGGTCCGTGCCGACCGGACGAGCTACGAGCAGCTGCTGTGCGAGTGCCAGTACCGCGCCACGCTCATGCAGCGGGCGGACGCGGCGCTGGATCTAATGGGCCTCGAGGATCCGTTCGTGGCCGACGAACTCCGACGGCGGGCCACGGCGACCCCGGACCCGAGCTTGGGGGCGGTGCAGCGACTGACAGCCGGGATCGGGAACCCGCCCGTGCGGCTCGTGGCGGACGACGAGAGTGAGGGGGCCGCGTGAGGGATCGACCACCAGGGTTCTGGCGCGGGCTCTTACGGGGCCTGGCATCCTTCGATCTGGCCGGTCGGTTGCCACCCCTCGACCTCCCGAGCGACGAGGAGGCACTAGCCGCCGACTGGCGAGCGGTTGGAGACAGCTTGCGAGCGGCCATGACAACGTTCGCCACCAAGGAGGAGGACCGATGACTCGGACCACCGCAGGAGATGTGGAGCAACTGCAGAACCACCGCGTGACGAAACGCCGCCACCACACTAACTTGCCCTTACCCCTGAGGCCCCTGAGGCCCTGCGCCACCATAAGGAACCTCCGGGATGTCCACCACACGCCAACGCCGTGACCATCGCCCGCTCTATCGCGCCGGGGAGTTAGTTCCCTGTGGCGGCTGCCAGCACCAGGTCTCCCGCGTCTCCCGGGGGACCGTCGTGCGGGCGCGAACTCTCGCCTTCGAGGCCGACGCCAAACCGGGATCGGTCGTGCATCGGTGCCGGTCCTGCCGGACGTTCACGGAAGTGCTGGTCGAGCGGGCGAGTGTCGCGTGAAGCAGCCGAAGACGGCCCCCAAGCGGAAGACGCCCAAACGCAAAACGGGCCGGAAGCTCCTGCCTATCGACCCCACGGTGGTCGAGGGCATGGCCTCGGTTGGCGCCACCGATGTGGAAATCGCCCATTTCGTCGGGGCAGGAGAGGAAACCATTCGCCGCCGTTTCGGGGCAATCCTCCTAAAAAGCCGCAGTGGGATGCGCCTCCGTCTTCGTCAAGCGCAGTACAAACTTGCCCTCGATGGTAACCCAACCATGTGCATCTGGCTCGGCAAGCAGATGCTCGGGCAGCGGGACTCCCTGACCACCCTGCCGATTGATCTCAAGCAGATGAACCCTGAGCAGCTCAAGCGACTCGTCGCCGGTGATGACCCGGTGCAGGTCCTGGCCTCTCCCAAGGGGCCGACCGCGTGAGGGTGGCGACCGCCGCGGCGTGGCCGATCCGGGCGGCAGCGGAACTCGAACTCCGTCGGCGGCACGGCTCCGGGCGTCAACGGGAGTCGTTCGCGGCATGGCTACCTCGGGTCTCCCCGCACTTGCGCTGGGACTGGCGGCACCTGGTCCTGTACCGGGAGAAGCTCGAAGCGCTCCGCGCTGGCACGATCCAGAGCTTGATGGTCTTCATGCCGCCGCAAATGGGCAAATCTCTACTAGGGACCGTGCACTTCCCGGTCCACTGGCTCACCGAGGACCCTACGCTCCGGGTCGTTGTTGGCTGCTACGGGCAGGAGCTGGCAGGCGATTTTGGGCGGGCCTCGCGGCGGCTGGCCCGGTCCACCGGGCTCGCCATCTCGGATGAACGCCAGGCGGCCTCGGATTGGCAAACGCCGCAAGGGGGCCGCTATCTCGCGGTGGGGGCCGGGACCGGCGTCACAGGACGGGGCGCGGACCTGATCGTGGTGGACGATCCGATCAAGAGCCGGCGCGAGGCGGACAGCCAAGCGCACCGGAACGCCGTGTACGACTGGCTCATGAACGACCTATTCACCCGCGGACCGCAGGCCCGTCGCCTGATCGTTTGCACCCGGTGGCACTGGGATGATCCGGTGGCCCGACTCCTCAAGGGGGCGACGGCGAGTGATTGGGAGGTGCTGAGCCTTCCGGCCCTCGCGAGGGCGCCGGACCCACTGGTCCGCGGCGTCGGGGAGGCCCTCTGCCCGGAGCGCCAGACCGTCAAGGACCTCGAGCGAATCCGGTTGGAGCGCGGCGAGTACGTGTTCGGCTCCCTGTATCAACAGGACCCGACGCCGCGGACCGGCAACCTGTTTCCCCGCGCCAAGGTCGGCGACCCCGTGAAGGCCGCGCCAGCGGGCACCCGGTGGGCCCGGGGCTGGGACAAGGCGGGAACGAAGGACAGCGGGAAACGAAGCGCCGGGGTGCGGCTCGGCCTCGCGCCCGACAGCAAAGTGATTGTCGGCCATGTGGTCCGGGGCCAGTGGGCGGCGCTCGAGCGGGAGCAGGTGATCAAAACCCAGGCGGCGATCGATACCCCGTCAGTCAAGATCGTGCTGGAGCAGGAGCCGGGGTCTGGCGGCAAAGAATCGGCGGAGAGTACCGTGCGGATGCTGCAGGGTTACCCGGTCAGTGTGCGGGTTGCCTCCGGCCAGGGCGACAAGTTCGCCCGGTCCGATCCCTTCGCCGCTCAGTGGCAGGCGGGGAACGTCGTCCTAGTCGAGGGCGACTGGAACGACCTGTTCCTCGATGAACTGGAAATGGCTGGGCCCGGGGCCGCCTATCTGGACTGCATGGACGCCGCCGCCCTGGCGTACAACGAATTGACCCTGCACGCCCGCCAGTTTCAACCCGTGCAGGTGCGCTGGGCCTAACCCCGAAGGAGATCTCTCATGACCACGCTGACCCGCCCCGACGATCCCAGTCACGTCCTGCCAGCCTATTGGGCGATGGAGGCCCGCTGGACGTTGGTTCGCGACGTGCGGGCTGGCACCGAGGCCATGCGCTCGCAGACCTACCTCCCCAAGTTCGAGGCCGAGGACCAGAAGGATTGGCAGGCTCGCGTCGACATGACCTTCGCGTATGATGCCGTCGACCAGACGCTCGGGGCGATGCTGGGCTTGGCGTTCATGAACGAACCGGAACTCGGCGAGGACGTGCCGGCCCAGATCCTCGTGGACTGGGAGAACATCGACGGCGAAGGCACCCACGGCACCGTGTTCGCCACCCAGGTCCTGGACGCGGCCGTGCAAGACGGGCACGCCCTGATTCTCACCGAGTACCCCCCGGCCTCGGACGGCTTGACCCTAGCGGACCAGCAGGCGCTCGCCATCCGTGCCTACCTGGTCCGGGTGACGATCGACCAGATCCGGAGTTGGCGGGTGATCACCCACGGCGGGCGGCGGGTGCTGGGTCAGGTCGTGATCCGGTTCGAGACCGAGGCACCGGAGGGCGCGTTCGGGACGGCGGCCAAAGTGGAGTATCGGGTCTATCGCCAGCAGTTCGGGGTCGAGGGTCCGTTCGTCGAGTGGGAGCTCTGGGAGGAGGTCGAACACGAGACCCTCCTGCGAGAGGAAGGGGTCCTCCGGGGGCCGCAGTTCATCCCGGTCACCCCGGTGTTCGCGGGCCAGCGAACCGGGTTCCTGGAATCGCTCCCCCCCCTCCTGGGCCTCGCGTACTCGAACATCGACCACACCCAGGTCAAGAGTGACCGCCGGTTCTCGATGCACAAATGTGCGATCCCGGTGCCGGTGTTCATTGGTCGGGACCGGGGGCCGACCGGCGACAGTGCGGTCGTCATGAGTTCCAGCCGGGGGATCGACATCAATATCGGCGGTGACGCCAAGATCCTGGAGCCTGCCGGGACCGCCCTCCAGGCCCTTCGGGAGGAGGTTCTGGACATCGAAGAGCGGATGGGCCACCAGGGGATGGCGATGGTCCTGCCGCAAGACGGGGCGTCGCGCACCGCCACCGAGATCCAGTTCACCCGGACCCGGCAAGAGTCGAAGCTGGCGCGGGCCGTGCGCTCGCTGCAAGACGCGCTCGAGGCCAGCTTCCAGTTCATGGCGGAGTACTACGGGCTGGAGAGCGGCGGATCGATCACGCTTCGCCGGGATTTCACGGCCCTGACCTTGTCGGACGCCGACCTGGCGATGCTGACAGCGGCGCGGGCGCGGGGCGACCTGACCCTGGAGACGTTCCTGGAGTTCGTGCGCTTGAAGGGCGGGCTGTTCGAGCGGCTGGACCCGGTGCAGGAGGCCGAGGCGGTGCGGACGGAGATGGGGGCGGAAGACATGGGGCTGGGCGCCGGGGAGACGGGAGCGGCGGTCTGATGCCGTTCCACGGTGAGGGCGCATGAAACAATCAACCAAGGAGTACCCATGAGCACCCGACGTGGTTTCGTGCAGGCGCTGACTTGGGGCCTGACGGCGGCTCCAGCGCTGGCGGCGGCTACTGTTCAGCCCCCGCGCAGGCGCTACGCCGTCGTGGGCGACGGCCTCAACTCCTTCCGGCCGGGCATCGAGATCTGGCTGGACGGCGTGAAGGTTGACCACGTTGTGGAGGCCGACGAGGCTGCTGGCTGGGTCAGGGCAATGCTGGATTTCAGCCGTGACGACGGCACGGAGCGCCTGGACGGCGACGTTGAGATCCGGCGCCCCGCCGGTGACCCCGAAGAATGGCGGCGCCTGATACGCCAGGCCCCCGACATCAGCGCCCGGCTTCGGGCGGCACGGCGGGCGAGGAGCGGGCGGTCCGCGAAATGATCCCGGTCTCCACCGCCGAACTCGAACGCCTGCTCACCCTGGCCGAAACCCGGAGCCGTCGGGAGCTGCTGCGCGCCGTGATTCGTATCCGACGCGGCTTCCCGCTGGCCCAGATGGAGCGGGCCATTCTCGCCCGCAACCTCCAGGAGGCAATGGACCTCATCGGCTTCGAGCCGCTGGCCAACGCCCTCGCGGAAACCCGGGTGCTGACCGACCAGGTCCGCGCCGCCGGCTGGTTCGACGGGCTCCGGGGCCTGCCCCCGATCCTCCTCCGGCAACCACTGCTCCAGCTGTCCCTGGGGGCCTACGCCCAGGCGAACCCCTACGTGGTCGAGGCCATGACGCGCCAGAACCTCCAGCGGATCACGGCGGTCCTGGATGAGACCCGGGAGGCGATCCGCCAAGCTCTCCAGCGTGGCATCGCGACAGGCCAACACCCCCGGGAGGTGGCCCGGCGGTTGCGGGCTGTGGTCGGCCTGAACGTTCGCCAAGCGGCGGCGGTGGAGTCGTTCGAGGCGCGGCTCGTGGCCCAAGGGCGGGACCCGGCCCAGGTGGCGCGGATGGCTGGGCGGTACGCGAACCGGCAACTGAAGGTCCGGACCGAGACCGTTGCCCGGACCGAAGTCATGACGGCACTGCATGCCGGGAAGCGGGCCCAGTGGGACCGCGCGGTGCGCGAGGGCGTGATCCAGGCGTCGGAGTGGGACACGGAATTTGTCACGGCGAACGACGAACGGGTCTGTCCTCAGTGTGGGCCACTCGACGGTACCCGGGCCCCGATCGGCCAGACACCGTTGGGACAAGAGCCGCCACTTCATCCTCGCTGCCGTTGTTTGCGGCGGGCTGTGCTCCGAGGATTTCGCGAGGGCGAGCCGACCAGTCCCGTTCGGCAAGCCATACTGGGTCGCCGGTAGTGGCCGGGTATGATCTGTTACGGTAGGGCTTATGGCGTATCGGAGGGAAGCCAACTCTCGGGGCACCGCAACTGCTGGGGCTCATGGTCGCGCTAGTGCCCGTTGTGGGCATTGAGCCTGCGCTACCAGAGTTGGAAAGCTGGGTGGTCGACTCTCGCTCTGTGGTGGTACTGACTGCCGGGGGTGTCGGAGAACACATGTTGGATTTCCCAATGGGGCGGATCAATGGATGAATCCAGTCAGCCGGGTCTCAAGATTGGCCAAGTGTTTCTCGCACAAGCACAGTTCGAACACCGTGAGGACGCTCTAACGGTCTCACCCAAGACGGCCGTGGAGCTTTCCATCGAGATTGGTGTCCAAACGCGCGTTACCGATGATGGAAAACGAGGCGTGATCGTGTTGTCAGCAGCGACAGACAGCGACGACCAACTCTACCGCTTTCGAGTGGAAATGGCGGGATTGGTATCTGCCGATGAATCGAGCCCAAACCTTGAGGTACGGGACTATCTCGCCCAACAGGCGTCAGCCATGATGTTCCCGTTCCTGAGAGAAGCAGTGGCGAGCATCACCGGCCGGGGCCGGTTTGGACCCATTGTGATAAACCCGATCAACCTCACCCAGCCTGATAAGGTGACGAAGCTTGACGGTGGAGATGGCCCCGAAACTTCGGGGGCGATATAAGTACCGAACGGCACCGAAGTCACACCCTGGATCGGGGTTCCGGTGCCGTTCTCAGAGTCAAAGGAGGCCAACAGAATGAGCCCGCCATAACCCTGCTGTCGCCCCTGTAGTTCAACGGGATAGAGCAGTCGGCTGCTAACCGACAGGTTGCCGGTCCGAATCCGGCCAGGGGCACAGATTGAACCTTGAGCTACCGGAACGCCTAGTCAACGTACGCCACATGTTCCGGTAGGTCAAGGTTTATACCACCCCGGATACCACTCCCTGGGGAATCGTCGTATCACCCCTTGACTACTTGAGCGCTCAAGCATAGATTTCTTACCATGACTCAACTGACGGATGTACGTCGCGCGGCTATTCTCCGCGCCCTGGTTGATGGGGCCTCGATCCGGGGAACTGCCCGGATGGTAGGTTGTGACCGGGAAACCGTGCTCAAGCTTCTGGTCGAGGTCGGGGAGTTCTGCTCCACCTACCAGCACCATGCCCACCAGAACCTCGAAACCACCCGGCTCGAAGTGGACGAGATCTGGGCGTTCTGTGGGGCCAAGGCCCGGAACGCCACCCATGAGGGCCAGGGCGACATTTGGACCTTCACCGGGATTGATGCGGATTCCAAGCTGGCTGTGTCGTGGCTGGTCGGAGCCCGGAGTCTCGAGAATGCCGTGACCTTCATGCAGGACGTTGCGGCTCGATTGGCACACCGCGTCCAACTCACCACGAACGGGCACCCGATGTATCTCACCGCCGTCGAGCGGGCCTTCGGGTGGTCAAAGGTGGACTACGCACAGTTGGTCAAGTCCTACGGCCAACTGGAAGGTCCGGAGGGACAGCGACGGTACAGTCCGCCTGTGTGCAATGGGGCGAGCAAGCATTGGGTTATGGGGAAGCCGGATGAGGCGCTGGTCTCCACGTCTTACGTCGAGCGGTCGAACCTGACTCTCCGGATGCAACAGCGCCGGTTCACGCGGCTCACGAACGCCTTTTCAAAGAAGGCCGAGAACCACGCGCACGCGGTGAGTCTC